AACATATTTACCAATTGAGTGCTACGGTCCCAGGGTTGCTAACTCGAACTACTTGGAAGTCAACGTTTTGAGTAACTCCAGCAGTGGCACCATTAGTGGTAACGACGATTATACCAACATCATTATATGTAGCAGCTTCATTCCAATTGGCCTGGAAACAAATCTGGCCCATATATGTGTTAGTGCTAGTAGAACCTGTAGTATTGGGTCCTTTAGCACTAGCCAAATTTTGAAAATTGGCAGTGGTGCTGGTACTCGGGTAATTAATCAATAGTGATGCATTAGAAGTAACAGATGCGGATGGAGTCGACAAGTTAGAATTAGTTGAACACACACAAGTCCAAGTAAAAATAACAATGTCATACTTCTTCACATTAGCAAGGGTCATAGTAATTGACTTGTTGATGTCAATCTGAGGGTCAACCAACAGCTGGTACGAATTTTGTGAAAAAACTCGCAAATCCAAGTATGTGCCAAGATCCCATCCATAGCCTAGATTCGCAACACCAACGTGGGCGCACGCATCTGGGACTGATTCAGCTACCTGTGACACAAAAGGCTTGGATAATTCAACATCATAGACGACCCATAATTCACCAATGGCCGAGAGAGATGAGATTGGAGATAGAACACCAACAATGAATTCCACAAAATCAGTGGCACTCAATGGAGCTGGCGACAATCCGGTGCGAACCATGTACTGGTTCTGCATATTGTCCTTGCACTCAACCCCATACACCATATTGGTATCTGGTCGTGCGGAAATTGCATAATCACTATTCTCCATCTCAACCTTGGTATTGTACGGATAGTGGTACATGTTGTACTCGGCAGCCAAGATAACAGAGCCAAGAACACCAGTGTTAGAAAAATTGCTTGTCATGGAAACGTACTCGAAAGCCAAGCCATGAAACCGGTAAAACTCATACAACCTGGCAATCTGAGAAAGCCAAGGAAAAGTAGAGGATAAACCTGGATTAACGGCATATGACTTCGTTGTGAACACATCCTTGACGGCAAAGTTAATATCACCAATGTATTCCCTATGTCTGATTCGAACAGTATTGGCATCCTTTGCATCAAACGACTGTGGGATACCAGATGCATCCTTAAAAAGAGAATTGTACTTGACTGCGCCCGTAGTGACATAATCACCAGAACCAATCATCTTGGAGATCTTAGCGCCAAGCATTGAACCAAGTTGGCTACCCAAACCAGCGCCCCCGACAAGGGCACCAGCCTGTCCGCCAAGAGCAGAACCACCTTGAATTAAGGCGGTTTTGATCATCGGTTTAACGGCGGAGATTACAGAGCTCTTAATCTGGTCCAAACTCAAAGATTGTGAGGAGCTCTTCTTTGAACCTTTACGAGAATTTTTCTTTGCAGGAAAGTGGAACTTTCGCCCCAACAGCTTGAAACTGTTGGATACCACCCTAAATAGGGTTAGTCCTTGACGTAGACAGGCATCTGATGGATTGGCGCGAGAAACTGTAAAGTCGCAGGGAGTCTCCTTCTCCTGCACTTCCCCATTCTCAGATGCTGGGCTAAGAGTGCGTGGATCACTGACCACTCTCAGACTTATACGTGAAACCATGTCCTACTACATGCAACACCTTGACCCCGGCCTTTTAATCCGCCTGAAGGGCTACAGAGGCCTAATTATAGATATCTTAGAAGGTTATTAGGCAAGCTTTCCATTAACCGGGGCACCTCCGGAAAAACCTAAACATCTACTTTCAACAAAATGCACACCATAAGACAATAGGGCCCGGATTCAAACCCGGGCTTGAGCTGACTGCGTCTTCGACAAATTGTCTCTTTGAACGCTCCATACCAATAAAACCAGTATGACTAACCCTGCCACAGGTCTTAGGAATAAGCTCTTACAAAAAGAAACTTACCCCCGAAAACAGA